GTTTGTTCCATCAAGTAATTATATCTTAATGTCACCTGTTCGGCTTGTGTCATTTCGTTCCAAGCAGTGTTAATTCCTTGAGACAACGCAAAGGCTTCTAAATTAGCAACACTCATGTTAATACCAAGTGCTTTTAATGGCTCTGTTTCACCACTAATACCACTTCTTATTTTTTCCCATGTTTCATCATGTTCAAGATTATAGAACGATGACATATCGCCAGTTAATTCAACTAATGAAGTTGACATTTCTTTACTTGCTTTTGTAGATAATCCACTACTTTTTAACATAGCTCCCATTGCACCACTATAATTAATTGCTTCTGTTTCAGTTAACCCAAAATCAGCAATTAAACTTTTTGCCCATTTTCTGACTGCTGTTGCACTTTTACCAAATGTTGTATCAACAACATTGAAACCCTCAACCAAGTCACTAGCTGACATAAGCGAATATGTTAACCCTTCAACAATAGGTTTAGTAACTTTTTCTATTAGGTTAGTTCCAATGTTTGTAATTGTGTCACCTAACATTACAAACTTGTTGGATAATTTATCAATTTTATTTATTGCTTCTTCACTACCATTAGTTTCTATTGTAAAAAATAAATCGGCTATATTCATGAATTACACCTCCTTTGTTATATTCCTTACTTTATGTAATAAAGCTTTTACATGATGATTTTTATGAACTGTATTTTGTATATATTTAACTCTGTAAGTTTCATTTTCATAAACAATTAAATCATTTGCTTGTAAATCAAAGTCATCACAATAAAATTTATATGTTAATTCATGTGTTTGTTGACCAGATAATTCTTTATTGGTTGAACTCCCTGTTCCTCTATAACCATTTATACTTGTATTTGTATAAGTGGTTGAAGGTCTTGATTTTGTTAAATCTGTTGTTGCTCTTTTTCTAACACAACTTACATAATAATCTTCAATCATAATAGACAATTCCTTTCAAAAAAGTTAGGTCTATACACTAGTCTAAAACTATTTAAACCTTTCATTATAGACGTTGGATAACTAAAAATATACTCATCAGCACTATTATAGTTGATAGAATAATCATCTATTTTTTCACTTGATACATTACTATCTTTATTTGTGTCCATTTCTAAATTATATTTAATCATTTTAGCAACAACAATTTTTAATTGTAAAGGGTATTCAACTCTATTAATATATATAGTTTCATTTTCAAGCTCATCTTTTAAAACATTCACATCATCAACAGTAATTTTATTAGTTTCTATTGCTGTAATAGTATAATTTTGTCTATTTCTTAAACTATTAAAACATTTAATTGTATCACCTATATACAAACTTTTATCATCAACATCTACATTAAAATTAATTGTGTTGTCACTGCTTTTAAATTCAACTTGATAATCGCTGAAATAAGTGTAATTAAAATCAATAAAATCATTATTACAATAGTTAATTATTGTATCTTCAACAATTGGCATAAATGATTCTATTAAAGTATCTTGTGATGTATCTGTTATGTTTAAAAATTGTTTTATTTCTGTTAAACTCATTATCATAATTTTTTCCTCCTAAATTTAATATCTTTATTTTGATATTTTTCAATTCTTTTAATAATTTCTTCTTCTTCCTTAGTTTTTTCTTTTTCACTCATGTTATTAGTTTCACTTTTAACTTTTGCTTTTTCATAAAAATCATCAAATGATTCTTTATTACCATTTTGAACTTGTAAAAGCCAAATTTTAAATACTTTGTTTTTATCATCATCTTCTTTGTTTCTTTTTATCCTGTCTAAGCATTTAAAATAATAAGTTGCAAATGTTTCAAAATCATTTTCAATAATAAAAGTGACATAGTGAAAATCATTGTAAATATACATAATATTTTCTACTATATCACTATTAAAAAATTCTTCTATAAAAATATATTGACCTGCAATGATACTAATTACATCAACATCATCATAATCAATTACTTTTTGATTTTTTTTTAATCTCATTCATTTCACTAGTGTCAAAAAATTCTTTTACAGACTTTGGAATACTAGTTTTAAATATGTGAATGATTACATCAGTGTAATGGTCTACATCTATTAATTCATCAACATCTTTTACTTCACAGATATTACAAACTAATTTATTAATGTCATTTTCTGCTATGTAGATATTTTCTAATATATAACCTAAAATATCAGTAAATGCAGGTATCATTAATTTTTGCAGTTCCCCTTGTATTTCACTTTTTTTACTAACTTTAATATTCTTAAATTCTGTTCCAAGTTCTTTAAGATATTTTTTTAGTTCAATCTTTTTAAATATTCTACTAATTATCATCATTTCACTTGGTTTTAATTTTCTGTATGATTCCATTTTTTTTAATCTCCTTTTGATATATTATTTGTATACTATTATATCAAGTCTAAACTTCTTCATCAATGTCTAAAGGCAAAACAGTTGGAGCATCATTAAAATAAAAACCTGTATATGTCATTTCTGACACTACCTCATCTTTATCTTTAAATTCAAGCTGAATAGGAGAAATATTAAGAACATTATATAATTTAGCTCTGCAAAATTCGCCACTAGCTTTATACCCAACAAATGTAAGGTTTGTTAACACATCTGTTGGTTTAATTTCAAGTCTAATTTGCACTTCTGTATAACTTCCAATTTCATCAGTTCCAGTCACTTTGTCTGTTGTTGTTGCTAAATTTAAAGTATCAGCATTCATTTTAAGAAAGTTAATAACAAACATTGGAACGTTTCTTTCTGTTCTTCTCATGTTTTCAACTTTACCATAAGCACCATCAAACTCAATTTCTTTTATACTTCCATCGATTTTGATAGTGCTTCCACCTCTTGTTGCTCCAACAATCTCTTCACCACTTTCACCAAAATCCCTATAATAAACACCTTCACCAAGCAGAATATCTTCTGCATTAGGGACTACAGGATTTACCACATTTTGTATTGACATAATTTACACCTCCTAATCATAAAATCTAATCATTAATGGAACGTTTGTCAAATCATTCCCTTTGTAATGAGCTGAAAAAACGGTCTCATTAACTTTCTCATCTTTGTCTTCAAGTGCCATTTCAAGTGCGTTATCACACAGTACTTTTGACAATTGTATTCTAACCATTTTACCATTTAATAATTGACCTATAAGACAAACATTGTAAATGTAATCATTTACTACATTATCATGTGAATAAGTCATATATGTTGAATTATCTGTATATGTGAATGATGTTCCGTTCACACCTGTTACAGTTGATTTTGATAACTTAAACATATCTATCATTGAATCAATATAAATACTTGCTTCTGATGATGGTGCTGTGTCAAATTGGAATGATATTCCAGTTATAGCAGTTAAATCAGGACTACCAACACTTGTCAAAGCTGATTTTGCCACTGTTATATAATTCCATCTATCAGCTACTAGAGTGCTAACATCAACAGAATACTCAAAATAATTTGTTTCTGTTCCTTCAACATCATTATGTAATCTTACATCAATATTACCTGACAAATATGCCAAATTTGTACTATCTGCATAAATTCCAAAACCTATCTCATCAGAAGTCGCTGAACTTTCACCGTTACCAAATTGACTAAGGTTTTTAGAACTATCATAAACAGCGTGTACACCTTCATTGATTGCATCACCTGTCATTTTAATACTATAATCATTTGCTCCTACAATAGTAGTTTCTTTTGTATACTCACCACCTGTAGCACTCCAATCATTGTTTTCCCAATTATCACTATCCAGACTTAATAAATTAATTGCTTTTAAAGATAAATTGTTTAATGTTAAATCTACATTTAATTTTTCATACCTTACCAAAGGATTTCCGTTTGCGTCTAAAGTATAACCATAACTACCATCGAACGTAAGTTCTTTTATTACAGCATCAATGTTAAGTTTTGCACCATCTCTTGTTGCACCTATCAACGTTTCAGAAGGTAAACCTTTATTAAAATAACATCTAAATTCACCTAATAAAATGTCTTCTGCTAATGGTGCTACAATTTCATTTACTGGTTTTATACTCATTTATTTCACCTCTCATTTTAATCTACTTTTAATAAAAAATTTTGTTGAAAATGAGACTCATTAAATTCTGTTCCATCTTCAATCATGTTCTCACTATCTAAATAACATCTATAAAAATTAGAATTGTCAACAACTTCAACAGATAAATCAAGACCAACATGGTCAACACTTTCTATAGTTCTTCCATTCTTTACATATTCAGAACTTTGTAAAATAGTTGTATTATCTGCTGTAGTGTCCCAATAGTTAACTTCTAATAAATATTGTTTTCTTTTATTTGTAAAATCCCAACCATACAATTTGTATTGTATATATGGTGCAATATTCTCATTATCAATAGGAACTTTAGAAAATACGTTTATACCTGATAAGGTTTTTAATCTTGTATCAAGTAAATCTGTTAATTGTTTTACAGTCATATTAACCCATTCCTTTCTTTAAATAATTTATTGCAATTTGTTTATATTGGGATTTATAATTCAATGCACTTGGTTTCATGAATGGCTGAGCTTTCATTTTATAAGTTCCAAATTCTTGATATGGTGCATATTCGCAATCATTCATTAAATATAATTCATGTTGAACTATTTTATAAGTGTTTCTACTCATTAAATATCCTGTGTCCAATGGTGCATGTTTGTCCATCATTTTTACACCAAAAACTCCCATTGCTTCAAGTGCTTTTCTTTCATTTTCTGTTAATTGTCTTTTAAATTTTCCAAAACGGTTTACATGTCTAATCATGATATAACCTCATTTTCATTTTACATTTTTGTTTTTCATCTTCTGTTAATGCCACTAAATATCTACGTTCCCATTTTCTGTATATTGTTTCAGTTTTCACATTAGGAATTATATGTTTTTTAATTTCATTCGCTGATTTTAACGATAAAATGTTTACATCTGACATGGAAAAGTCCCTCCATTTTTTCAATTTCATCTCTAGTACCTGTTAAACCTTCATACGGTTTACAAAGGTCACACGCTCCTGTGTGTTCTGAGACTCTGAAAATAGAATTTTTATCACCACTTTCAAAAACATTCAATCTTACCATTTGATTATTAAAATGAGTTGCTAACATATTACTATAGGTTTCTATGTTCCATTTTGCTCCATTTTTAGCAATGAATCCAGTAATACCGTTATTTGCAAAATCATTTAATATAGTTTGTTTTTCTGTTAAATCCTTGGTGTTTTTAATTCTATTTAAATATGAATTATAATCCTTTTGTGCTAACTTGTACATACCTTGAATTTTAGTAGTATATTCCTTCATTAAATTATATGCTTCATTACTTCTGCTAAACTTTTCATAATGTGACAAAGTAGATTGTAAAAGGGATTTATTTGTTAACATTTTTCTAAATTGATACTTTTTACCGTCTCTCAAACTTGTCATAGCACCATTTGAAACATTTTTATAATATTTAATAATATTATTTAACATTTAAATCCCTCCTATTTAAACCACCTCTTATGCTACTGCTTTTTTATGTATGTAAGTTCCTGCAAATTTGTTAGAGAAAATATGTAAATCATGATAAAGTCTATTAACCATTAACCAACCATCAGAATCTTGGTTCTGTTCAGG